CCTATCGGGTTCTCGTCGTTGGCATTATTGGTTGAGGCCATCGAATTTTGCTTTTTCACGGCTGAGACTTTCAGGATTTTCCTGCGTAGGGGCCGTGACACCCTAGTTGTTCGTTTGCGACGGTAGGTCGATTTGCGACGGTAGACCGTCCGTTTGCGCGGGCGCGCAGTAGTGCGTCTTCGACGGTAGGTGCGTGCGTAAGCCATGGTTGCCTAAAAACATGGTCAAAGCGGGGGGCGCACGCGTATATATAGTGAGCGGACACTGTCCCAGTGTCCCTGAGAGATAATATTAGTTTCTCTCAGGGACATGCCAAGACCTTTTGTTGTCAAGAACGCCAAATACCTTTTGCTCACTTACGCGCAAGCTGAAAATGTCGACCCGTGGCGCATCCTTGATGCACTTACTGAATCGGGAGCCGAATGCATCATCGGACGAGAACGACACCTGGATGGAGGTATCCACTACCACGTCTTCGTCGACTTTGGTGGGAAGCAGTGGTCAACAAGAAACTCCCGTTGTTTCGATATCGGAGGTCACCATCCCAACATTGAGAAGGTCAACCGAACACCTTGGAAGTCCTACGACTACGCCATTAAGGACGGAGACGTCATCTGTGGAGGAGCCACGCGCCCCACTGAGCGAGATGACGGAGAGACAGGTGGCGCAGCGCAACAATGGCAGGAGGTGGTCAAGGCAGAGTCACGAGAGGAATTTTTCAATCTCCTCGAACAACGATTCCCGCGATATTTGGTGTGTTCTTACCCGAGTGTTGCTAAGTACGCAGATTGGCGATACCGGGAGGTGCCCCTCGAGTATTGTCATCCGGAGGACTTCGCGTTCAACTTGGACGGTTATCGTGAACTGGACGACTGGGTAGCGCAAGCTTTCGCAGAAGACGGACCTGTTGTACCGGTCAGGTATGTTCCCAACCCCCCGACCCACGCTCGGGCCTTGGCCTGTGGCCAAGTACGGCCCCGAGCTGCGGTCCACGATTCACATTGGAGTGCTAGTTTTTAAAGGTGAATGTGTGCTTACGTAATCAAGTATAGGAAACAATCATTGGTGGTATTTGGTGCGACACGGCTAGGAAAGACGGTCTGGGCAAGAAGTCTTGGTAAACACTTGTATTTCTGTGGTCTGTACAGTTACAAGGAGGCTAAGCGAGCGGATGAAGTGGACTACGCCATCTTCGACGATCTTCAAGGAGGGATCAAGTTTTTTCATGGTTTCAAGAATTGGTTGGGTTGTCAACAACAATTCCAGATCAAGGGATTGTATCGTGATCCTGAGTTAATCACGTGGGGTAAGCCATGCATTTGGCTTAGTAACACAGATCCTCGGGACGATATGACGTCATCGGATATTGCTTGGATGGAGGGAAATTGTACTTTCGTAGAAATCACAAGTTCATTGTTCTAAACTACTTTTCGTGCCAGTACACAGTAGAGTCTACTGCGACATCGGGGGGATTAGAATCCACGGGGAGCTCAAGCTCAAAGGTGGAGGAGGCGTTGATCGAAAAGAGATCAAACACATAGAGGTTACCAGAGGAACCTCCTCTAAATGTGGCCCAAGGAGAACCTCGGGGTTCAACTGCCGGGGGATCATCGACTCTGTCAAAAGCGCCAACTTCTTCGTCGTCATAGCGCACAGACTTGTTGACAAAAGTGGGGGTGTTGTAGCGGGCGGAAGCGGTAGGCATGATACGAGTATCGATAGGGGCCTCCAAAGTGGAGTGTGCGACGGTAGACCTAACCTTCCGAATGCGGTCGGATACGAGGCGGACACGAGACTTGTCCACAGTGGCGTTCAGAACATTCTTCCAATCGATGTTCTCGGTACCCTTGAAAAGAGTACGTAAGAGTATTGCGCCATCACCGGTGCTGAAGTCGATAAGGTTGAGGGGCCGGAAGAAAGTGGTGTCAGAAACAGAACTCTGCACGGGGGCAGCGATCTCAATGCGTGCGTCGTGCCAGAACACAACTCTGCGGTGATAGATGTCTGCGAACTCGCCGTTGGCAATGGTCCACTTTTCCTGGAATCCGCGGAAATAAATGTTTTCTCGTTGCCTTGCGTGGGGCGTTACGTCTGCCTGCTCGAGGTTCATGTAGGTTGGACACCACAAGAAACCATTTACGTAATTTGGGAGGGTGACGCGGCCTATCGGGTTCTCGTCGTTGGCATTATTGGTTGAGGCCATCGAATTTTGCTTTTTCACGGCTGAGACTTTCAGGATTTTCCTGCGTAGGGGCCGTGACACCCTAGTTGTTCGTTTGCGAC